TGCTAATGGTTTATTGTTTGACATGACAGTATAACACCTTACTTTTCTATACTTATATCTAAACGCTGAAAGCATTGAAAACAAAGGATCGCTTCCCATTATGGCGACTTCCTCCCTGTCACTTCTTTTCAATCTTTTTGACAAAGAAAAGCAGTGATCAGGGATAGTCTTTTCTACATAGAGTTTATTCTCTGTATAGTCTTGCAAAAGCATCATCTACTCTTTTGATATATGAAACGTCTTTATGGCGTGGATCATAATACCTTTTGTCTTTCATCATTTCTCTAACTTCGCCTAAACTTAATTGTTTTTCAGGCTGTGCTACAGCATTTGACCTTGACATTGAAGACTTTGTAGCTTCTTGTATGCGTTCTAATGCCTCAATACCCTCTGCAGAAGTGCCTAAAGTAGCAGAAACTAACTCAAATTGCTCTGGACTAAAGAATGTTTGTGCAAAATTAGTTACATGGTCTAGTCTTTCTTGAGCATTTTCTCCTAGTTTTTCTACTTCACCCTCTAAATTAGGCTGATTTGGTAGCATTAACTTGTCAATATATTGATTAATACCATCTTGAAACTCCTCATTAGTAGCTCCAATTTCATGACAACGCCCTCTCCACCACTCAGTTAGTGGATTTTCGTTGACCATTTCTTCAGATATACCCTCTACTAGAGATGGAAGTTCATATGCTTCTGCAGTTTCTGGTGCTTCAGCTCGTGATTCTTCTGCTAGTTCAGTAAGTATTATGTCTTTAAAGTCTTCTTTTTTGCCACCAATTAGTTTTTCTAATTCACCATATGACTTAGCCATATCTTCAGGTGAACCAAACTTTTCTGGTAGCCACTCTGGGCGATCACTCGCATCTAATGTTTCACGTGAAACATCTTCAGTTTGTTGCTCAGGTTCAGCTTGTGCTTCTACTTGTTCTTCTTGTTGTTGTGCTTGTTCTTCAGCCATTTGATTTCTCCGAAATTATTTTTTGACTTGCGCCTTTGTTAACTCGTCTTTGGATTAAACCTACGATGTACCTTTGTCCCTCAAGATGTCTTAGCTCCGCATCAGAAATACCTGCTCCTGCTACTGCTTCGATTGTCATTGATTTTAAGTACCTTAGTGCTTCAGAACCCCCACTAGATGTGAATAGTTGGTGAAACAAAGTATTTAAGTTCTCCTCATCTTGTGGTTGTCTGGTCATACCATCCAATCCTATTAGAGTATTGGGCTTGTTCTCTGCCATTTTATCTCCTATGTAGGAGGATTTTCGTCCTCCATTGGTTGTTGTTGTTGCATCATTTGTTGCATTTGTTGTGCAGCTTGTTGCATTTCTTCCTCTGAACGTACTAAGTTCTCAGGAATTCCTAGTTTTTTAGCTACAAACTTGGCTACTGCCATCTGATTTACAATCAAATTAGTTAGTTCTGGACCAACCCTGCCTTGTATCATACCTAAAAATCTGTCTACAGTTGCTACATCTTGTTGATGTTGTGCTTGAGCCAATGGACTTGACGACTGTATTTTAATCTCACGCCCATTGACCTTTGGTATTTTGATTCTTCCTTGCTTTTTAAGAATATAAATTACCCTTTGTAGGACTGGCGTTACCATTTCTGCTTGTAATCTACCAAACGCAGCACCAATTTGACGTGATAAATCAGCTTGTCTCTCTGCTACTTCTGTTGCAGACATAGGTGTTTTCTCGTTTGGGTTGCCTAACATATCGTTATATAAAGCTTTTTTAATATTTGTACGCATATCACGTAGTACCAAGTCACTTACATTGAAGTTTCCGGGTGCTTGAATTGGTTGCAATCCTGATGATCCGGGTGCTTTAGGAATGATAGTTCCCGGTATAAGTTGTATATTATCAGTATTTATTACGCCATCATCTTCAACCTGAAACATTCCAGCTATAGACATTTGTGCATTTTCTAGTATTAATTCTACTGTTAAGTTAGCTGTTTTGATTGCTGGCAGAGCCAACATCAATGGTCCTCGACCATAAGTTTCACCTGCACATTTAGACCATCTGTAGACTAAATATGGGTTTGAACCTAGTCCTTTATATTGTTCTTCGTATATTTTAAATTCATGTTCTTTAGATACAGCACAAAAATGATACTGTTCTTCTTTAGTATTACTGTAATTTCTATATACAGTCTCTATAATCTCGCACTCTTTATCTGGATTCTTTTCAAAATCCATCATCATTTTTTCTGACATCTCTCCATTAGGATAGGCAATAGCCATTTCTTTTGCCCTTATTCTTCTTTTTCTAAATATGTAATCAATCTTGTCATCATGCCCAGATGTCATATAAACATGAGGTAATGGGATAGATTTAAAACTTATAGGGTTTACTGCGTCTCCCTCCTCTACTAATAAGATTCCTGTGCCTAATGCAATGTCAAGAAATGATTCATGTATTTCTTGGGAGAAGTTAGAGTTTTGTAGAATCTCGAACACATACTCTGTTACTTCATCTAACATTGCATTAACTTCTTTTCTTGCTTCAGGTGGTACTTCGACACCTGCTACAAAATCAGCCCATCTTGCATAGTTAGGCACAATTCCTGACTGTAGACGAGATGCAAACTCTTGAACTCCAACAACAGCAGTCTCATCGAATATCCTATCGGTTCTTCTACGACCTGCCTGTTCTTGATAAAACGATTCTCTTTGTGGCAAAGCATACTCATAACATTCTTCAAACGTGCCATTCCATTGATCTTTAATCATTTTGGCATGTTCGTAGCGTCTAAGTATTTGCTTGACTTGAGATTCGCTTGGGTTTACTTGTGGTTCAATCTTTGCTTCTACTACCAAGTTATGCTCCTAATTTGTCTTTACTCATTAAACTACTGTCTAATTTAAAGCCTGAGCCACCTCTTGCAGCAGCTGATAGCAAACTATTTCTGCCTCTTGTACCATAAAATGAAGCAATCCTGCGTTGTAAGTCTTCTTCTTTTTGTACTTCTCTATCTTGTTGCTCGTTTTCACGCATTTGTTTTCTGCGTTGTTTGCTTTCCTCGCTTTCTGGTGGTGGCGGCGGCGGGGATCCTCCTCCTATACTGCACATATTATCTTCTCCTGTCGTATAATGACTTTGGTTTTAATTCAAAGACATTAAAATTTTTTCTTGCAACTACAGGTTTACTCGGTTTTGAGCCAACTGTCAAACTTCTTCCCTCGCCTGCACCTAGCATCATGTACTGTAATGCGTCATGTACATGCGAGAATCTGTTCTTATTTGGCTTTTCATCATACCTTTCGCCAGATACTTGCATCCTACGATAGTGATACCCACCATCGAATCCTTTAACTAGATTGTTACATTTGGGATCTATTAAGATTCCAGATTCACCATCTACCATTCTCTGTAATGTAGCACTAACACTTTCCAATCTCAATGTAACATCGTTAGAATGTGTAGGTCTTGCTGTAATTCCACGCCCTCTAAGTATTTGAAATGGCGTAGATTCATCTGTCTGCGCCCTATGGTCTCCTGCTGGATCGCCAAATATTATGAATTCACGTGGCAAATACTCTGCCATTTTCTGTTTCATGATGTCACTAAAGCGTAATATACCCATATCTTCTGCTACTAATTCATCTATGATAAGCCATCTGCCTCTACATTTTTGACCAAACACACACGCAGGTGTCAATCCAAAGTCTATTCCTACATAGATTGGTGTATCTGGAACAATAGCTACATCGCTATTAGCGACGTGTACATCTTTACTAAACATCTCATATACAGGCTTTCCATCCTCTACTTGTCCTAGTTTGTTTAAAACATAGACATCAATCCATGATTTAGTCTTACCTCTAACAATATTTTTATAATAATCTTTTGTTAGGTTTTTACCGTTTTCTTTGGTAGGATTATCTTGATAGGTGTCTAGTTCACCTCTCTCATTGTTCACTTCAAGCATAGCTGGGGGTTGATTAAAAAACCTCCAGTTATCAGGTTTCACTAACATCTTAGCTTCCTGTTTAGTAATATAATCTGGGATAATAGATTCGCCTGATAAGATTGACCACCAATGGTCAGTATCAGGAGGGTTGGTATCACATATAACACCATACCATGTTGGTCCACCATCACGCATTGATGGGTATCTTCCTACCCTCATACTACATGCATCAATGATTGACTTAGGTATTTCCCTAGCTTCGTTTACCCACACGCCTGTAAGCTCAAGTGACAATAGTTTTTTAACATCTTCTGGTCTATCAAGGGCTAAGAATATAACTTCTAACTCTACGTTACCTTTTTTGATGTTATGAGTATAAGGAACTGACCACATAAACTTTCCCCATACATCTTCAGGGAACCAGTCGATCCAAGTTTTTATTGTGGTTGTCTTCAATTGTGGGTTAGTGTTTCTTATAACAGCCCACCTAGAACGCTTAATGCCATCAGCACCAGCTTTTTGCTGTAATGCTCTACGCATTATCTCAATACAACAAGCAACCGATTTACCACTACCTACAGGTCCACGAATGGCTCTAAAGAACATATCGTCTTTCATGAATTGTTTAAGTACTTCGCCGTCTGGCTTATAGTTGAGTGACATTATTGTTGACTGCTAGTCTGTACAGTTTCTCCAATGTTAATTCAGATAAGGATTCAAGCACCCTGTCTGCCTCATAATCAGTCAGGGCTTCTTTAGGATGGTCTTTCATGTGCGTCATCTTGACCACTATTCTTAGTTTAGCCATAGCACCATGATTGTATTTACGTAGTTTTTCTACTGAATGATAGCTCATAATTTTTTTGCTTGACGTCTAACTGATGCTGGAACAATTCCATAAAACTCTCTTGAAGAATCGTTCATCCATCTAGCATGGCTCCAATGTCTTGGTTGTTCTTTTTTAATTTTATTTAATGTTTTTAAATCTACTTTAACTTTGAATAAAGATCCAGCTACTGGTCTCTTTTTTTTATCTATAGGATTGTACATTGCATATTGTTTTGCAGTAGCTTTGTCTGTTGTAAACCAACTACCATAAGTCTTTTTAAGATTTCCCCCACCTTTTAGAAATCTATTTTTATCATTTATATTGTTAATCTTTACTCTTTTTTTTATTTCACTTAAGGATTCTTTACCTACATTTGGTACTCCTCTGTATAGAGTTACTGGTCTATTTTTATATGCTTTTAGTAATGTTTTTGCACCTTTATATGCAAACTTCCCTACTCTTATTGCTGGATGTATACTAGCTACAGCCAATGCTGATTCCAAAGGATTGCTTTTAACGTAATTAAAAACAGATTCGCCAGTAATTCCTGTAGCATTAGAAGTAGCTGCTCCTAATACTGATCCTCCTACTGTGTATTTAAAAAGTGATTTTGCCATGTGTCATTGATTATCAATCACGCCTCTTGCCATTCTACTTGCGTCTTCCAATGAATGACCTTTGAGCATTTTAAGTTCAATGTATTGCTTAACTCTTTTGTTTCTGTCTTCGTTTCTAGCTTTCTTTTCGTTTTTAAGAATAGCCTTAGCAGTCTTCTCAGCTTTTTTTAGATTTGCCATAGTTGTCTTTCTTTTTGTTTCTAGCTGTTTTAACTTTATATTTTTTTTCTTCTTTCTTTTTCATTAGTACATTACTCCACCAGCTGTTTTGGTTTTTTTCTTAATTGTGCTGGCATTTTTTTGTTGTTCTTTTCTTAGGTTTACCTTACTTTGGCTTAACTTTTCCATATTGCCAAGAAAACTTCCTGCCAATGTTCCGTAAGCTAGACTTGTAGTTCCTAATTCTTTAAAACCTGTTCTAATTTTTTGAGCAGCTAGTATTCTGTCTCTAGTAATTTTTACTTTATCTGCCTTAATTGCTTTCATAGTAGTCGTAACATTAATATTTTTTCCGGGATCTACATAGTTCTTTGCAAATGATTTAGATTGTAATACCTCACTTGCTCTATCTTGTACTTTCTTTTGTAGTTTGTCGTTTTTCATTAGGTATTTGACACCAGCAGCAATGCCTGTGACACCTACTTTAGCTTTCATAAAAGGATTCAATCCAACATTGAGAAGCGTTCCAATGCCTTTAACTATAGTTTTACCACCAGATAAAAGAGACTTAGCAGTATTAACACCTTTGACTGTCCCTTTGTATGCAATCTTTTCAGCTTTTCTTGCCATTCTTTTTATCCTTTAGTTGTTTTTTGTATTCAACAATTCTTTGCTCTATTTCAGCATCTTTTAATTTCTTTTTCAATCTTTTCATTTGCTCTTGCATACTGCCCATATAATGCTCCTACAATGCCTGTAATCGGTTTTTATTCATAACGAGGTATCAATGCCTAAGATTTTCTGCACTTCCATTTTCTCAATGCTAGTGCCTTTCTCGTTGGTCTGCCCTTAGAATCTTTCATTGGTCCTTTCATACCAGACATTCTGGCACAAAAACTTCTACGTCTAGCGGCGTCTTTAGAACCTTTCTTTGCCTTACCTGTTACAGGAGGTTTGAGATTAGCTCCCTCTTTGCGTTTGAAATACGCCCTACCTGCTGCGTTAAGTCCCCCACTAGGGTTTTGAAATCTTTTAGCTACCATTATGTTTTAGCATATCCCGGTTTGCCCTTAGATGAATTGTCTTTGGATTGTTTTCTTTTGACAGCTGCCCTGCGCCTTGAAGCTGACATTGACCTTGCTTTGGCTTGTGGTACACATTTAGGATACTTACCTCTCTTTTCTTTACCACTACGACCACAAGGTGGAAATGACCCATCAGCTCGTGGGTTAGCAATATCTACCCATTTTTCCTTAACCCATTTTCTAAGTCCAGCTTTTGCCATTACTTACCTATTTTTTTCTGAGCAATCTTGTGGGATTCAGTAAACGTCTTACCCTTTTCCATATGTGCTTTCATTAGATCCATATGTTTTTTGGTATGATGTACCGAATGTTTCTTTAACAATGCCCTTTGTCTAGGTGTTAACATTACTTTTTCTTTTTAGGTTTGATACGACCACTACAAATACCAGAAGCGTACATGTTTGCGTAAGCAGATGGATACTTCTTAAATTTTTTTTTCGCCGCAGCTTTTCCCTTTGCACATAGTTTTGCCATAAGAATATGTTAGTACAGGGCATTGGGGATTACAACGTACTTTTTTTGGAAATAACGAGAGTAAGGGTGGTTACTACTTATTGCATTCGTGATTTTCTAACCCCCAGTAGTTCATGTGCCATACATCCGCACCATAATCTGCCAGCTACCTACGTGTATTGTTTAACTAAGGTCTATGTTTATACTGAGTTCACCTGCTACTAGGTGCTGATGTTTCTCTGGTGCTTTGAA